GATTGAATGCGTCCCGCGCATAGCTTATTGCTAATCGATGCGTTTAGGTTATGGATAGGGGAGCGGGGTGCTCTATGTCGTGGGTATCAAAACGATTCAACCGAGTGGTAGACCAAGTTGCAGGCATCTCGCCGCTCTCTGGATTGATTGGGGAAGCGCGGACAAAAGAGATGATTGCCGCTGGTCTTGGCGGGTCTACTGGCTGGCAAAATCAATACAGCCGCAATAAGGGCATGAGCGACAGTGAGGCACAGGGCAACGCGCTCACGAAAGGCTATTCATACAAGGACTACCGCACACAACAGGTGACAAGACAAGACGCAGCCGTTGTAGATGCGCAGAATATCGAATTTGCCAAGAAAAAGGTATTGTCAGAGAAGCAGCAAGAAGGCCAGATCGCCGCTCGCGTTCGTCGCAGTCGTTATGCCGACATGCCAGGAAACAAGAACGGCACCATCAAGTCGGGCAACCTTGGCACTCCCGGCAATCAAGCCCTGTCCTTCTCTCAATTGCTGGGGCTGTAATGCAAGATCCCGCAATGATGCGCGAGGAAGCCGAGGCGTTAGTTGCCCAACTCAAGCAACAGCGCCAGACTTGGGAACCGACGTGGCGCGACATCGGCAATCACATTGCGCCTTACTATCACGAACTCGACACCACTGATACGAAGAACGCCAACGAAGGCGACACGCGGGACAGCGAGATCATCAACGGAACGCCAGGACGTGCGCTTGCCGTGGCTGTGTCTGGCACGTTCAACGCCGTTTGCGATCCAACAGAGGAATGGTTCGGCCTACAGACGGGCGATAAAGAACTCAACAAGCAACATGACGTGAGTGTATGGCTTGAAGCCGCATCGAAAGCGATTCTTGACGAGATCACCAAGTCTAACTTTTACACGGTCGTTCCTGAGTTTTTCGCTAATATCCTGGCATTCGGCACCGCTGCGCAAATCTGCTTGGAAGACTTTGGCCGCGACTCTGCGCTGTGGTTCGCCAACATTCCAATTGGCTCCTACTACGTCGGCAATGATTCACGTAATCGCGCCTCAGTCTTCGCTCGCTCCATGTCCATGACGGCCATGCAAATGGTGAAAGAGTTTGGCAAAGAGAATTGCAGCATGCGCGTTCGTGAAGCGATGGCGAACAAGCAGACGCAAACGATGTTCAACGTGGATCACTTGATTTACCCGAATAAGGATTACGTCGAAGGCCAGTTTATGGGCAAGCAAAAGCCCTTCATCGATTGCTATTACGAATGTGGCGAGAAAGCGATTCCATTCTTGCGCACAGGTGGATTCGATACCAATCCCGCGCAGGTAGCGCGTTGGATGACTCGCGGGAACAAGGCATACGGCTTTGGTCCTGGCCATAACACCGTGCGTTCATGCCGTGCATTGCAGGCGTATGAGTACGACCTTGCTTTAGCACGCGAGAAAGAAATCAACCCGCCGATGATCGCGCCTCCAGGCGTGAAATCAGAAGCGTACAGCCTGCTCCCTGGATACATCAACCCGTCTACTGATCCATCGGGAACGCAAGGCTTACGTCCAGCGTATCAGATCGCCTTCAATACGCAGCACGCCAAGGAAGCCATCAACGAGATTAAAGAAGAGATCCGTGAGTCGTTCTATAACAATATCTTTCTGATGATCGCCAATGATACGGGCGGCAAGATGACGGCGCGTGAAGTGGTCGAGCGAGCGCATGAAAAGCGCCTTGCATTGACTCCGATCTTGCGCCTAACGAATGAACACCTGACACCGACGATTGCCCGTGCCGCTGAAATCTGCGGGAAACGCGGTAAATTGCCGCCATATCCTGACGCATTACGCGGCCAGCAATTAGTCGTGCAATACAAGTCCGTACTCGCTGCAGCTGCCGCGCTTGAAAAGGCCAACGCGGTTAGCTCGCACATTCTTGGGTTTGTTGCGCCTATCGCTGAGTTGTTCCCTGAAGCCTTGGACAACTTCGAGGGTGACGAAATGGTGCGCGAACACTTCAAGAACTCTGGCGGGCCTGCATCGAATCTCCGCGATCCAGCAAAGGTTGAGGAAATCCGCGCAAATCGTGCCGCTATGCAACAAGCGCAGCAGAAGCAGCAGGAAGCCATGCAGGCAGCCGAAACCGCTAAATCGCTGAGTCAGGCGGATACGGGCAGCAAGAATGCGCTGACTGATCTCGTCAATCAGCAATAGAAAACCAAGGAAAACCAATGAAAGTATATATATATTCCGCTGTCGCCGTCACCATCATAGGCGTGGCCACGGTTCTTTGTGGCGCTCATTTGAAGAATGAAGCAGACGAGCGCGAGAAAGAGGGATGGACGACCAAGATGGTATCACTAGACCCGACCATCTATCTCCTAACCTCTCCAGATGGCCAGCAATTCATTGTAAATATGCGGGGCGGAATGGTTCCGTACAAGAGCGGCAAATGAGTAACGACGGCCATTATCACATGCGAGCGCGGACACCCGAAGAGATCGCAGACGAAAAGAAGCGCCACGATAAGAAAGTCTTTGCCGATTTACAGCGCAAAGATGATCTCAAGTGGCTATTGGCTGACAAGCGTGGCCGTCGATTCGTGTACGGCTTACTTGAATCCACCGGCTTAATGGGTTCAACCTTAGTCAACGGCGCACCATCGCCTGTCCTGGAGGGTCGGCGCAGCGTTGGCCGTGAAATCGTTGGCGAAATCATCACCGATCATCCGCATGCATACCTTGCTATGGTCACAGATACGCTCAACGATGCGTCCAAAGCATAGATCCCCCTTGCATTCATAACCTAAACGCATAGAAGGAAAACCCATGAGCGCAGAGTTAGCCGTTATTGATACGCCAGCCGCAGTTGTGCCCGCTGCCGTTACGTCTCCCGCCGCAGTAAATACGCCAGATTCGACCCCTACACCTGTCGCTGATTCAGCGCCGGTTGTGGCCTACAAGTTTTCAACCGTTGAAGGCGTGACTCCTGAGTTTGACAAAGAAGTTACCGACATTGCCACGAAATTGAAGTGGACCAATGAGCAGGCCGAAGCCTTCCGTGCCCATGAATTGGAACTGATCAAGACTGAACGCGCATCCGACGAAGCTGCCGCAGCCGCCGCCAAGCTGGCGAACGATCAGCAATTGGCCAAGTGGGAACTTGAGAACAAGGCTCACAAGACTTTCGGCGGGCCTAAGTACGACGAGACGACCATCAAGATCGACAAGCTTTTAGCCGAGTACGGCCCTAAGAGCGGGTTCGATAAGGTGATTGCTGAATCTCCCGCGTTGCTCAAGCAGCCAGCCTTCCGTGCATTCTTGGCCGAGCTAAGCTATGCACACGGTGAAGCCTCGTTCGTGCAAGCGAATGCTGGTGCAACCAATAGCGTCAGTGACGCGCAACTCTTTTACGGTGCTAAGAAGTAAAACGCTTAGCTTCGTTTGTTTCTGGAAAACTAGGAAAACAAACTAACCACCCTCCATTCGCGTCGTGAGACGTTTGGGAGTTTTCTATGGCCACTATCGGCACCTTACCAAACCTTCTCGACGCGGCAAAGCTCCGTGGGGCCGATGGTCGCATTCTGCGCACCGCCGAACTCCTCATGAAGCTATCCCCGATGGTCGCGGATATTCCGTTCCAAGAAGGCAATTTGACACTTGGCCATCGCGTCAACGTCCGTCATAGCCTGCCTACTCCGACCGCTCGCCGCATGAATCAGCGCGTCCTTCCTACGAAGAGCACGACTGAACAGAACGACGAGCAGTGCATGGAATTGGTTGACTATTCGCAGGTCGATTGCTCGATTGCTGATCTTGGCGGCCAATCCGCTCAGTATCGCATGAATGAAGCGATGGCGCACTTGCAAGGCATGACGAACGAATTTGAACGTCAGGCTTTCTACGGCAACAGCGCCGTCGTTCAGGAAGAGCTTGACGGCATTATCCCGCGCATGACTGCCGCCTCTGATACGGTTATCGACGCCGGTGGCGCTGGCTCTGACAACGCCTCAATCGTGTTGGTTGGCTGGGGCGCTCAGACCATCTACGGCATCTACCCAAAAGGCACGACCGCTGGTATCAAGCATGAAGACTTGGGCAAGCACACGTCGGAAACCTCAAGCGGCTTAATGGAAGTCTACCGTGACCGCTGGCAGGTAAACGCCGGTATCGCCGTGGAAGATCCTCGTTACCTCGCGGCTATCCGCGCTATCGACGTGAGTACCTTGGTTGCTGACACGACCGGCGCGACCACCAACCTCATCAACTTGATGATTCAGTTGGTCCATAGCGTCTACAATATCGATAGCCCGTTAATCAAGCCAGTCATCTACATGCCACGCACC